TTATAATATAGACAAAAATGTAAATTTAATTGAATTATATGTAACATTTAATGAAAAAATTACAAATGTTAATCATTTAACTAAATTAGTAAAATTAGAGGCAGCATATCGTTCAGTATTGACTGATGAAAGAATTAAAGATCTTAATTTGATTGAGTTATGTGTTGATGGCAATCCAGAAATAACTAATGTTAACCATATGTCTAATTTAAAAATATTGAGTGCTTTCTATAATTCGGGAATTGGTGATAATGGTATTAAGAATTTAAATCTTATAAAATTGGATGCAGGATATAATGAAAGAATAACTGATGTAAATCATATGACTAATTTACAAATATTGTATGCTGAAGGCAGTTCAGGAATTAGTGATGATGGTATCAAGAATTTAAATCTTATAGAATTGGAAATAAACAAAAATAATAAAATAACCAAGGGCAGTAATAATAATATGTTACTTAAAAGGTTGGATTTTAATTACTAAAAGGTGGGGTTTTTCTATATAGGAATTTTATCGTCTAATAGTTATACTAATTATTTTATTTTTAGTATATGGATATTTATTAGTACCAGTTTTTATCGCTGTCCCTGGTGTAGGATTTTTATTCACCGGCGGAAAATTAACTAACGTGCTGTTACAAAAACAATATTGTCCAGATCCATAAGTTTTGCCACACCTTAAACAAGTCATATCCATTGTAAAAGACATTATTATAATATTATAATATGAATAAATTAATGTTTTAGTATTTCAATTTTTTATGGTCAATTTTTATAGTATAGGATGTAGATGCATATGATTATGCAACCGATAATGATTTGTGGTAAATATGTTTTATGTGTTATTATTTCAATTAAGTGATCTGCATCATCCGATGCATATATGAACTCAAATTTATTCTTTTTATTACCATAAAAATACATAGTTCCTTCAAAATCATATTCTTTTAGCAAGAGCAAATCACTTTTGACTATAGTATTGAAATCGGTATTGTATTTTTCTTTCAATATTTTTTTTAGTTTTGATAAGTTTAATTGTTCTATCAGTGGATTAGTTTTTTTAGGTATAATAGTTGTCATAGGTGCAAAACAAAGTTCATTATGATCAATATAATTTATAATGCCGACTCTTTCATTATTTGTAAATGTACCTCCGCCAATAGGTATTCCTATTATATTTGAATTTATATATATTGGTGGTGCCCACTCTTGTACATATTGTCCTATCATTACTTGCCTCAATTCTGATTTTTTAATAGTTTTCTTCAATATATAGTTGCTATCTTTTAGAATTATATCGGTAGTGATATTTTTTGCTAAATTATTTGCTAAATATTTTGAAGTCAATTTGTTAAATATACCATTTGTTAAAAGTACTGAACCAGTAACTGATGCAATTAGACTTAGCATATAATTTTTTTTTGTTAAGTCTAATTTATTTAGGGAGTTATTTTCAATTTTTTATTTAGTCGTAGTTTTCATATTTATCATTAGTTGCAGTATATCCCCATGTTTTATATCATAATCCTTTGATATTATATTATTATCTTCCAATATCATTTCTTTATATATCAGTTGTTGTTTTCTGATATTGATACCCAAACGTTGATAGATTAGGTTTTTAATTTTAATTATACTGTCACTTGGCAAAACATCTAAAATAATATTATTACCTATAATAGGTTTGATTCCTATTTTGATATAGGATTGTAATTTTAATACTAATTCAACATTTTGGCAATTGTTACATAGATCATTCATTGAATTATCATTATCGGTTTCTTTATTTCCATAAAGAATGATTTGTCTTTCAATCGGATGAGCAAAGGCATTTAATATTATTTTCTTAATGTGCAAGATTGTATCCATGTAATTTAAATTAGTTATTTGAATATTAAGGTTTTCGTATTTTAGAGATACTATCATCCTATAACTTATATTATAAAATTTATTTGAAAAATTTATTTAACCAAAATATATTTTTTGATTTTTATATTTTTAGTTGTTATACTATTTTTAGGGTTTTCAGGTGAAGCTCTTAATTTTTTAATATATTCTTCCGTCATTTTACCATATCTCTCAATAGCTTTATTAACAAAATTATTTATCTCCGTCATATTAACACTATTATATTGTAATATACATGCTTGGTATTCTTGATCATCATGCATTACCTTACCACATTTTGCTCTCATCTTTTCATACTTAATACATACATCGACAAAATTAGCCATTGGTTTAAACGTCTTTTCATTAACCAAATTATGTAAAGTAAATAACCAATAACAAGCCCCTTCCCTTGAATCTAAATATTGATCTATCGGAAGATATTTAATATAAATGTTATATGATTCTTTGCAGTATTTACAAGGTAACATATCTCCTAATAAAGTAAAAAAGTTTTTATATAATTTCTTATCTTCTTCAGTTGGATTTATATTATAATTGAATGTCATGCAATGAATTGGTATCCATAGACTTGGTCCCCATTGTTTAACCTGCATTTATAAAATAAGGATAGATTAAATCTTAATTTTTTATGAGGATTTTCTTTATATCCAAATATCTTATTACTGTATTATTATCATCGGTTGGTTCAAATGAATTTATATAGATTGATTCTAAATTATTTAGTGTCAAAATTTCTAATGGCAAATATTCAATAATTGTATTTCTCAAATCAAGTATTTTTAATTTCTTCAATTTTTTGATATCCGGAGGAAGAGAGCACTTAGGGCAATTATTGATGATCAGTGTTTCTAAATTATTTAATGATGTTATTTCTTTTAAATAATTTCCCGCTGCATCATTATTTACTAATTCTATTTGAATAATATTATTTATATCCTCAAATATTCTTTCAGGTACAATGATATCAGGACTGTCAGCAATCTTAATTATAAAATTTGTAGTTGGAAACATAGTTTTATAACCGCGTAATAGAGTTTTTATGAATTCTGGTTTTGTTTGATCTATACCGCTAAATTTAATCATATAATCTTTCGCAATATTAGTATTTTTAGTTGGTATCGCATCTTGATTATTTAATGTAAGTGGTGCATCTTGCTTGTTTAATGTAAGCGACGCATCCTGCTTGCTTAGTGTAGGCATCGGATCCTGCTTGCTTAGTGTAGGCATCAGATCCTGCTTGCCTAGGGTAAGTAATTGAGGTGCACTTTGTGATTTTTGAATATCTATTTGATCATATTTAATAGGTATTATTGCCATACTCTGAGATTTTTGTTGTATAATTTCTTCATCACTTTCTGATTCTTGTTGTATTTTCATTTGAATTTTCTTTTTTTTCTTTTTCCCCGGTTTAACTTGTTCATCTCTGCAAAGTGGGCATGTTCTATTTTGTCTCCACCATGCTAGTAGACAATTGAAATGAAAATGAGACATATGGGCGCATTTTAAAATTGAAAGATTTTTTTCTACATCACCTTTTCTTACCTTACCGTCATGACAAATAGTACAATCAATTGGTAATGGTTCATTGTCGAATTTTTCGGGCTTATTTCCCATTATGAAACTATTTATTAAATAATTTGTTTTTTTAGCAGTGGGAATTTCAATATTTTGATAAATGAAGTGAATCAAAATATGTAGCTACAAAGGTATATCAATATTTTGATAAATGAGGTGAGCTACGAAGATAGAGCAATATTTTTTCTATCTTTCAATAACTTTTTGCAGAATTCACTAATCATATCCTTATTTTCATGTAACCATTTTTCAGTTGTATTATAGTAATAATTTATATAATCAGGGGAAGTATTATCCAATTCATTAAATTTGTTATCCATTGGAATATTTATTATTAAATAATTATCACTACAAAGAGTCAAAGAAAGTTCATGTAATTCATTTTCACTCCCTGCATTCAAAAATACATCTGTAATATTTGCAGCCCATGATAGTAAACCTCCATTGATTTGTTTGATGCTATAATCAAATTGGCCTGTTCCTAATAACATTATATGTACATCTTCTTTCCCGACAAGTGGAAATTTCTTTCTTGCTTCTAAAAATGCTACTTCAACAGTATTATTTACAACAACTCCGCTATCAATAAATTCATATTTAACTCCGTCAATTTCCATTGGTTTAGAGGGAAAGTAAGTTGGTGCTGCAGTAGTTGCCATGAGTACATCCTTTAAAGCTAATTCGCCGTATTTATCAACATTGAAATAAATTGGTTTTCCAGATAATAAATCGTAAGTAGGTAAATAAACTGGTTTCAAAAGATCTTTTATTTTCTTATCTCCAAAAATTTCTGATAATACGTTTTCTAAATTATAGCTTGGATATTTGGGTCCATATAATCCCCAAACATTTTTAACACGATACCACCAAGTTGATGAGAATATATCAATGCTATTCTTCTTGACCTTTTCGTATAATTCTTTTGCAGTATAGCGTGGAGTTTTTCCATCATCTGTCAATAATAATCCACAAATAATAATTGTTCCAATAGAGCTTCCTGAAAAGAAGTCAAATAATTCAACACATGGTTTTTGTGATATTTCTTCTATCATTATAATATCCTGAATGGGAATGAGTCCTCTTACTCCTCCTCCAATAATAGATAATATGTTCATCTTACAGTATATATAGAAAATTATATTCGTAAATAAAATAATTTTCAATATTAATCGATCTTATATGCGCTATAAAGATCATCTTCTTCTGGTAGTATAATTTTTTGTGGTTCTATTTTTGGTTTTGTTTGTATTGTTGATGTTTGTGGGATAGGTTTATTTTTACTTCTATTGATTTCTTTATTTTCTTTAGTTTTTTTAGCTTGTTCTTGTTTTCTTGTAATTATTTCCTGTACTTTGGTTTTTTTATGTGGAATGGTTTTTGGAGGCTTTTTTAATATTGCAGACTGTTTATTATTAGGGTTTTCAATTTCTAGCTCATTATCTACCTCTTCAGCCATTTATATAGAATAATATATTTATTGAATTGAATAATCAATTACAAAATCAATTTTTAAGCTTTATCAATATGAAAATAAGGTGCTATATATTTTAATACTTTATGTTCTATATCTTTTATACCATTTGTCATCAATAATTCTGAACATATTCTATTAATATCTATAAGTTTATCTCTTTTTGATTTAGTTGATTGGATATTATCGATATTTTTATCACGTGTTGCTTGATCATTTTTACTATATTTAATTAATTCATCATCTAATAAATCTTTTTCTTTATAACACTGACCGTTATAAATATTTATTTTATTTTTAATGAATTCAATAAATGGTTGAATAACAATGGACTTTACTTTAGTTCCATTATTATCAACTGTCCAAATTATCTTTCCAGAGACTTCTTCTCTAATAAAACAATGTAAACGATTTTTATCGCCATTCCAAAATGATATCATACTGGGATCTTCTTTACGGTATTCTTCTATAATAATATCTCCAATGAATTTATCCAATGTTTGATGTTCGAATGCATATAATACTTTTTCACATAATTTTTTATCATCTGAATTTATTAATTTAGTTATATCTTTAATAGTTTCTAAAATTGGAGCATTTTTATAATGATGATTGAGATATTTTATAGTGCTTGTGTCAGATTTAAACGATAATTTTTCTAAAATAAGTTTTTTATATTCATTTTCTTCAACCAAATATTTATTATTGTTTTTCATCTCATTTTCTTTTTCTTTTATAATCTCATCCTTTTTTTTAATTTCATCATGTAATCTATTAATTTCTTTTTCTGCAAACTTTAATTTTAATTCAAGGATAGATAATTCATGTTCTATTTTTTTATTTTTACAACAGTTATCACATGCAGACGAATGTTCATTTTGGGATATAATAATGTGATCACTCGCTTTTTTCTTTTTATGTTTGGAGGTATTATTATGTCTATCTAAATTTGCCTTAAGATTGGTCTTATAATTACATGTAATACATTCGAATTCTGCCATATATAATAACTAAACATTAAATATTCAAATAAATAACGAATAAAAAAGATTATTAATATATTATTTTTTAGACCATTTATGATATTCAAATGATCGGGTATAAAGCAATGGCCCAAATTATGAGATCACATATTCTATGTTATATCATAATTCTATCCCTTTGCTTTATCCATTCATCTATGATATTCAAAGTACCACAATATAGAATAACTATGAAATAGCGGATCATATTGTTGTGATATTGAATTATTCCCGCGAATTATTAATGTGTTTATTATACATCTTCTTTTAGACCATTAAATGATATTCATATAATTATTTTCAGATGTTCGGCTATACAAGCAATGGCCCAAATTATGAGATCACATATTCTATGTAGTATCATAATTCTATCCCTTTGCTTTACATCATTTCTTCATGATATTCAAAGTATCACAATATAGAATAACTATGAAATAGTGGATCATATTGTTGTGATATTGAATTATTAATTTATTTATTATTCATCTTATAATATAGAATATCAAAAAATTGAAGCTTAATACTATTTAGCGACTAATTGTTATAATTACAATGGATTGTTTAACAGATGAAGACACCAAAGTATTAGGAAAATTGATTGAACTATATGAAAATATAGACATGATTAAACAAAATAAATTACAAATTCATGAAGTACGTAATTTTGTAATTGAATATAATAAGGAGATGGTTGATAATTATAGTGTATATGAAGGTTTAATTGATAAAATAAATAAAAGTGATCTTCATATTGAAATTAAAAAAATGATGAATGAAATGGCTAAATATATAAATACAAATACGGCTAGGAAACCTGTATTAAGTTTTTTGCATCATAGCTAATGCTAATTTGATTTGTAAATATGTTGCATTTATATCTTCTTCATTTAATTTTTCTTTGATAATGCTCAATTTACTTTTATCTTCTATTTTTGATATTATTAGTTTCATATCATTATAAAGTTTATCCGTAAAATTCAATCTGTTTAAATCTAATTTATCACCTCGTTTATATGCCTCCACTAAATGTTTCTCTATAGTTTCAGTCGTTAAACCTCGGGCCTTGGCAATATCTTTAATTTGCAATGATTGATCGTTAAATAAGTTATAGGTAATTGTTATTGTATCTTTACTAGAACCATCATCTTCAAAATAATTATTAATTGGTTTGGAATTACTTTGATTTTGTAGATCCGGCGTTACATGTAATAAAATTCTTTTTGATTTATCCAATGTATTCAAATCTTTTTTCTGATTCTCTAC